TCTGACATTAAACGAGTGATTAGCATCGTGATTACCGACCACAATTTCATAGATGACAGCGATAATTATCACAATTGTTATACGCTGTATAATCCTGAGACAGGCTCTGAATTTTCTGATAAGTTAGAAATACATACGATTGAGTTGCCGAAAATTCCTGCTGTCAATGACGGCACGCAATTATGGTGGTGGACGAAGTTTTTGTCTGCCAAAAGTAAGGAGGAATTTACCATGTTAGCAGAACAAAACCCACAAGTTGAAAAAGCCGTTGTTCGTCTTATGGAACTGTCCGCTGACGAGAAAACGCGTTTGGTTTACGAGTCACGCCATAAAATGGAGTGGGATAATTGGGCGCGTGAGAGAGCGGCTGTTGAGAAGGGTAGGCAAGAGGGTATGGAAATGGGCATACAAAAAGGCATACAAAAAGGCATGCAAAAAGGCATGCAAAAAGGCATGGAGATGGGCATACAAGAAACCATTGAAAGATTTAGACGAGGTGGCATGTCTGATGAAGAGATTAATAAATTTTTGCATTAAGTTTTAATTGGTTTTTGAAAAATGTGGGGGACGGGGTTGTGACAATTGACAATGTACAATTGACAATTGATTGTCTTAATGCAACTAAAAAACAACACTATAAAAAACTAAAGAAAAACCCGATATAATGCGGGTTTTCCCCTGCTTATCAAAAACACCGCCTTTAAGCCTATGAGTGCAATGAAAATTAAAGGCGGTATTTTTTATGCCTAAATCGGGGCATTCCGACAAAATCCATCAAAAAATTTAATAAAATAGCAACCCCGCATTTTTTTATATTTGCGGGGCGTTTCTATTGGAAAGGGGAAATTATGACAAATAATGACAATAAATATCAATGCGCTTTTTTCAATATTATGGCGAACGATTGCGCGATTCTTGTAGGGCAAGACGAAAGGATTTGTCGAAGCCGAAAATGTACTTTCTTCAAGACCTATAAAGAATTTGAAGAAATGAAAAATATTGATTTTTTATACGAGAGTTATAAAAAAGGTCATATTACGGCGGAGCGGTACATTGAGCTCACGGAAAAATATCGCACCAACAGTAAAAAGAAAATCAATAAGATAATGCAAAATATTAATTAATCTTTGGGGGGTGTCATGGAAAAATTTAATTTACCGCGAATGAAGCGTAAGACTGCCGAGTTGTATAACTTCTATCAGATTCCGAAAGTGTTGCTCAAAAACAAGACTTTTTCGAGTTTGGACGGTTGGTCGATACTTCTTTTTTCAATGCTGTTTGACCGCGTTTCGCTGTCTGCCGAGAATGTTCGGGATTTCACGGACGACAACGGCGACATATTTATAATTTTCACCGTTGAGGAAGCTATGGAAAAGAGCAGTAAAAGCAAGCCGGTGATTTGTAAATATTTCAAGCAGCTTGAAGACATCGGGTTGATTGAACGTGTTCGGCGGGGGTTGGGTAAGCCGTCTATTATTTATGTAAATGATTTTACAGCGATTGAAAACGACAATAAAATTTGCTCTAAAACCGCATCACAAGAGGAAACTTCAAGAAGTCAAATAATTTTACTTCAAGTGGTAAAGAAATTTTACCTCAAGAGGTAAAGAATCTTAACCCTATTAAGACTAACGTAAATAATACCGAGAAAATCAAAACTGACCTCACTAACACGGCGTTTGAGCGATTTTGGTTGGCTTATCCGAAAAAGAAAAGCAAAGGCGATGCCGAAAGAGCATGGAAGAAAATCAATCCTAACTTTGAATTAGTGACGGTAATACTTGACAAAATCGAACTTGCAAAAACTTCACAGGATTGGCTCAAAGATAGCGGTCAGTATATTCCCTACCCTGCTTCGTGGCTGAACGCAAGGGGCTGGGAAGATGAAATAACGGGAGGAAAAAATGGAACAATTCAACAAAAATTCAATGGAGTTACTTCAAGAAGTAACGAAATCACCGGAGGATTCAGAAACGCACTTGACAGATATGCGCATATTGAGTAACGCCACTTCTGTTGTAGGATTAGAAACAACTCCTAAGCCTGTCATTTGCGAATTTTGCGGAGAGGAACGCTATACTGAGGGAATTAACCTCGGAAATCGTATACTCTGGTGTCCTTGCGGTGCAGAACCCTGTACTTGCGTAGAGGGAATTGCACTACACGAACGTGAAATAGACGAGCGTAAAGCAAAAAAACAAGTAGAGGAACAAGAGAGAGCAAATCAACTTATGCGTGAAAAAGTGCGTAAACTCACGTGTGAGAGCGGAATGGGAGAACGGTTTTTGCAAAGGACTTTCAACACGTTTATCGCCGAAACATCTTTGCAAAAACAAGTTAAGGCGTTGGCGCAGGATTACACGCTTAACTTTGACAGTATGTTGCCGAAACGAGGACAGCCGCTATACGGGCGAAACGGTTTGATAATTTCCGGAACGAAAGGCACGGGAAAAACGCATATTGCCGCGGCAATTGCCAATCAGCTTTTGTCAAGCGGAACTGCTGTTGTTTGCATGACAGAGCGGAATTTATACGATAAAATCAAGCGTACTTACTCTTATGATTGTGGCGAAAATGAGAGCGATATTCGTAAAATTTACGAAACTGTACCACTTTTGATTATTGATGATTTAGGCAAGGAAAAGGCTTCCGAATGGACTTTATCTACATTGTATGCGATTATTGACGGTCGTTATGAACGCGCCATGCCGACGATTATTACAACAAATTATGATGTGTCAAGTTTGATTGACAGAATCACTGCGACATCATATCGAGAAACAGCTGATACAACCACGGCGGAAGCAATAATTGACCGTTTATTTGAAATGTGCGAAAGTATTGCTATTAATGGTGATAGTTGGCGGTCACGCTGACAGAAAGGAAAGTTATGTTTACACATGAAAAGTTGTTAAAAATCCTAAAAAATGCCTATATTGCAGAGGATTTTGAGTTAGTCGAGTTGTTGACGGCGGAGGAACTTCAAACAATCGCTGAAAGTACCAAACAACGCATAAAAGCCTACCCCGAAGATTACGGGTTGACGGTCGAGAATTACTTTGATTTGAGGTTTCCCGATGATGTTAAAACCTACATTCTAAGCCGTGCAATCAATCGTAAGGGACGAGAGAACGTAAAGAATTTTATCCTCTGCCCTGTTTGCACACGGAAAACAAAAGTGAAAATTCGTGATGATACTGAAATCAAGAATTTCCCGCTTTACTGCACGTTCTGCAAGAACGAAACCGTTATTACAATCAAAAATGGTGCAATTATCAAAGAGCCGGATACAGAGCCTTAGAGCCAGATACAGAGCCGATAATTCGTAAGTGTTATTCTAACATTTTCGGGTTATCGGCTCTTTTTTTTATTGTCTAAATGGTGCTTTTATTCCTATTACGGACTGCATATCGCAGTCTTAGTTTTAATCAAAATTATATTTTATTAAGGGGGTGTTATTCATTATGACTGACTTAAACACACTTATGGAGTCGGCACCGCAAAGATATTATATAGTTGACACATTATTAAAGGCACATTCGGTTTTAAGTAGATATCGAAAATGTGCAGTTTCAATTTCGGGAGGCTCTGATTCGGATATAATAATGGATTTGTTTGAACTCGTCAAGCCCGATTGTTGCGAAGTACGATATGTGTTTTATGATACCGGATTGGAGTATAACGCAACAAAACGACATCTTGATGATTTAGAAAAGAAATACGGTGTTACTATTAACCGCCGCAAGCCGAGAAAAACAATCCCCATTGTTTGCCGAGAACACGGCATACCTTTCATAAGCAAGGACATAAGCGAAATGCTGAACCGTCTGCAAAAACACAGCTTTGATTGGAATGATACAGCCGAAAATGCAACTGCCAAAAAATACGGACGGTGTAAATCTGCTCTTGATTGGTACTATAACCGCCGTTCGCCGAGTTTTAGCGGTAAATCAAAGTATTGTATCAATCGTTATAAGTTACTACGTGAATTTATTATACAAATCCCGCCCGATTTTGCAATATCGGAAAAATGTTGCTACTATGCGAAAAAACAAACTTCCGCTGATTTCAACAAGGAATATTGCCCCGATTTGAGTGTAAACGGTATGCGCAGAGCGGAGGGCGGTCGGCGAGCCGGAAGTATTAAAAATTGCTTTACTGCAAGAAATGATAACAATCCCGCTAATTATCGCCCTTTGTGGTATTGGTCTGACGAGGATAAAGCGATATATAAGAAATGGCGTGGTATACGTTATTCCGATTGTTATGAGGTTTATGGTTTAACTCGTACCGGATGTTGCGGATGCCCATGTAACAGCCGCGCAGAGCAGGAATTAGACATGGTTCAGCCTTTTGAACCGCAAATTGTAAAGGCGGCGCATAACATATTCGGTGCTTCTTATGATTATAGGTGTCGGTATGTTGAATTTAAGTCAAAAAACAAATCTATCACTAATGAAAAAGGAGAATGAAAAATGAGCATTTTAGTCGTTTCTGAGAAACCAACACAAGCAAAATCGTATGCCGATGTACTCGGTGCAAACGTCAAAAAAGACAGTTATTATGAGGGAAACGGGTACATTGTAACGTACTGTTTGGGTCACTTAGTAGGGCTTGCGGAGCCGCAGGATTACGACAGTAAATTCGATGTGCCGCCGTGGAAAACAAACCTTTCAGACTTACCGATTATTCCGGTGACATGGAAGTTGACGGTTGACAAAGACAAGCGGAAACAATTTGAAATTATCAAGAAGTTTCTCAATTCCCCGGAGGTTTCAGAAATCATCTGCGGCACGGATTCGGGACGTGAGGGTGAGCTCATATTCCGGTATGTGTACCATGGCGCAAACTGCAAAAACCCTAATGTCAAGCGGCTTTGGATAGCTTCACTTGAAGAAAAATCGATTCGTGAGGGGTTCAAAAAGTTACGCCCGTGGAGCGATTTTGACAACCTTTATAATGCGGGTTTTTGTCGTGCAAAATCCGATTTTTTGGTCGGGATTAACAGTTCTCGCCTGTGGAGTTCGGTGTATGATACATTTCTTTCTGTGGGGCGTGTGCAAACTCCCACGCTTGCTATGATTGCGGAACGGGATTATAAAGTAAAAAATTTCGTCAAAGAAAAACACTTTAATGTCAAGTTAAATTGCGGTAGCTTTATTGCTACTTCCGAGCGGATTGACGATGCCGTTCAAGCTGAAAAGATTAAATCAGCTTGTCAAGGAAAGACGGCAAATGTAACATCAGTCAAGCGTGAGAAAAAGACCGTAAAGCCGCCTAAACTCTACGATTTATGCACATTGCAAAGAGAAGCGAACCGCATTTTCAGCTATACTGCCGCCGAAACTCTTAAAACTTTGCAAGACTTATATTTGCAAAAGTACACATCGTACCCGCGCGTAGACAGCCAATACATCACCGAGGATATGGCGGATTCTACTGCGTATCTTGTGGAGCGATTGTTCAACAAATTTAACAAAAGGGACGATGTGTACAAGAACACTTGTAACATTTCGCAGGTTGTTGACAATTCCAAAATCCAAGACCATCATGCGGTTTTGCCGACATTACAAGCGGTTAAATCGGATTTATCCGAGTTGAATGAGAAAGAAAACAACATACTTTTTCTCATTATAACAAAACTGTTGTGTGCGGTTGAAAATCCGTATGTTTACGAAGCTGTTACGGCGAAAATTGAGTGCGGCGGTTACGAGTTTACCGCAAAAGGCAGGCGTAATATCACGCTCGGTTGGCGGCAAATGGACGTTATTTCAAAGGCTATTAGCGGGTTTGCGGAGAAAGCGGGCGAAAGCGAGAAAGCGTTGTCAATAGCGGAGGGGCAGGCATTTAATAATCCCGATTGTAACCTTGTTGAGGGGTGGACTTCGCCGCCTAAACATTTCACCGAAGATACGCTTTTGTCGGCTATGGAAAGGGCAGGAAACGCCGATTATGACAGCGATTCAGAGCCTTTGACAGAAAAGCGAGGAATAGGTACACCGGCGACCCGAAGTAACACAATCGAAACGCTGTTAAAGCGCGGATATATCGTTCGTGAGAATAAAGATGTTCGTGTTACCGATAAGGGGAAAAAGCTCATTGATATAGTTCCGGAGAGCGTAAAAAGCCCTAAGTTGACAGCAAATTGGGAAACAGAGTTACAGAAAATCGAATGCGGCGAAGCAAGTGCAGATGACTTTATGTCGAGTATTACTGCGTTTACAAAGACACTTGTCGCTATAAATTCAACTCCTGCGCAAGGAAACGAGAATATGTTTGCTACTTCAAAAGCTGTTAAGAAAGTCGGAAAATGTGTCAAGTGCGGAGGTGATGTTGTTGCGAACAGTAAAGCCTATTCATGCGTGGAACGGTGCGGATTTGTAGTGTGGCGTTCGATTGCTTCAAAAGCGATTTCCGAGGCACAAGTTACAAAATTATTAGAGAAAGGCAAAACCGACAAAATCAAGGGTTTTAAGGGCAAAGCGGGTAAAGAGTTCGATGCTGTTCTTGTGATTAAAAGTGATTTTACAGTCGGGTTTGAGTTTTGAAAGGAATGGTGAAAAACATGAAAAATCCTGTTAAAATCGGGTTCTACAATCATAAAGGCGGGTGTACCAAAAGTACGTCAGTTATTAACGTCGCCTATGTTTTGCAGAAGCTCGGGCTTTCTGTTTGCTGTGTGGACTGTGACAGTCAGCAAAATTCTTTTTCTTTCTTTCAAACAAGAGTGTTTCCGAGCGTGTCTAATTCCACATGGCAGACCTACCAAAACACACTTAACGAAAAACTTGACATGACGAATTTTGACTACATTCTGTTTGACTTACCTCCTGCAATGTCCGATGAAGTCAAGGAAATTATTCACCATTGTGATGTCGTGTTTGTGCCGATTGTGTTGGGGTATTTCGAGGTTGCGGGGCTTGCCGATGTTACCGCAGAAATTCAAAATCAAGGTGCGAAACTCGGCGGTGTTTTTGTTTCGATGTTCAGCAAAGAAAACAATGATTCCGAAATGTTTGACGAGTTGCGTTCAATCCTTAAAAATCGCTTGATGAACACGATTGTACCGTATTCAAAAACAGTCAGAGAGAGCCAAAAAGCGGAGTTGGCAGTCGAGGAATTATTCATCAAAAACAACGTCCCGCCTAATCCGCAGTCGTGGAAAATTGTCAATGCTTATGAAGAATTGACACAGGAAATTGTAGAAAGGAGCGCAGAAATATGAGTAGCAGTATGTTTGATAAGGCGCGTAAAGCCGCCGCAGATACGCTTACGGAAGATATTAAAATGCTTGACATTGATAATCTCCTTGAATCCCCCGACAACATTTTCGAGTTGTCGCGAATTGAGGAATTAGCCGAAACTATACAAGGTCAAGGCGGTGTCAAGGAAAACCTTATTGTTCGCCCGATAAACGGCACGGAATACGAGATTATCAGCGGTCACAGGCGGGTTCACGCTGTTCGTCATTTGCTTGAAAACGGTGCGAATATTTCACGTTATCTGCCCTGTTTGGTGCAGGAATACGACAATGAGGAGGAGAAGAAACTTGACATTGTGCTGATGAATGTGTCGGCACGGATTCTCACCGATTCGCAGTTATTCAAGTGTTATGAGATTATAAACAATATGCTTCAAAAAAGAAAGCAGTTGGGCGAAAGGTTCGGGAAAGTGCAGAATAAACTCGCCGAAATCCTCGGCGTTTCTGCCGGTCAAGTCGCTACAATGCAGACCATTGAAAAGCGGGCTATTCCCGAAGTTCGGGAAGCTGTCGAGAGCGGTGATATTTCAATCAATACCGCAAAGCATATTTCAAATCTTGATGCTGATGAGCAAAAAGAACTTGCAAAAAAGTCGTTGGCAGGGACTAAGCCGAAAGATGTTCCTAAAACGTCAAAGAAAGATAACAATGTTGCTACCGATGATGTTGAGTATGACGGATTACCGGAAAGCAGCGATGTTGTTACTTCTGATGAAGTTGACGAAAATGATGATGTTGTCAATTCAGAAGTTGACACAGAACTCGAAGAAATCCCGCATTACAAGGATTGGGGCGTGTTTGCGAAAACGGCGGAACTTGGGCTTACTTATTACAAATATGATTTGCCCGACGGTAGCAAGTTGTTTGTAATGGAGTATATGCAGAAGAATTATTTCCCCGCAAAAGGCGATGACGAGTGGGAAATCGGCACACGCAAGTATATTCAAAAGTACGAACATTTCATGCCGGACGAGGTTAGCGATTATGAGGTTGAGAATCACTTAACCGAAAATAAATTAACGGGAGGTTTTACAAAATGAATATGTCTGATGATGTTTCGGGTGCAGTTGTGGGGATAAGCTCATCTGTTGCCCAAAAAGGAGTCGAGGTGACAACGCACGTCACCGACAAGGTTATTGATGCCATCGCAAAGTTGATACAGGCGATGAGTAACAAGGAGTTAGGGCGTTCAAAAAACAAGGAAGTCACGAGCAGCGATATGACCGACATTGAGCCGGGGAAAGTCGGTATAAAAGAGTTGCTTGTCAATGCCCGTAAAACCGGAGATTCGGTGATAACGACCGACGGTTATTCAAAGGCTGATATGAAAAATATCACTAAAAAAGCCAATGAATACGGTATTCCGATTGCGTTTACGGGCGAGGAAAATAAGGATAATATCACAGCTCACGTTCGGCAGAGTGATAAGGCGATTTTTGAGCAAATCTGCACCGAAAATATGCGTGATAAAATCGCCACGCGACCGCAAGAACTTGACAATTTCAAGGTTGATAAATGGGAAATTGAGGGGATTCATCGGGAGTTACGCAAGCATGACTTAAACGCAAATTGGGGTAAAACCAAAGACGGAGATTACTTTTGCTTATTTGAAAAAGCCGATAAGAAAGCGGTTTTAATGGCTAAGAGCGAATTTAATCGTAAATGTGGTGAAGTTGAAAACAACTTGACTATTACCAAAGGCGAGGAATACGCTTCGTTTACGCTTAAAGACGAAAAATCCGGTAAGGAGATTTCTCTTATTGATATTCCCACAAAAAAAGAGTTATCGGAAATGTTACAAAAAGACTTCGATTATGACGAAAACAAGGCGAATATCGCTTGCGGGAAATTCGGTGAAAGTCAACTTGACGGCGACATTAAACGGAAATTCTTCGCCGGCAGTCTGCGTGATGATTTTAGTGATATTCAAACCCATGTTGAGTTAAAAGGCGAGAATATTCTTGTTAAAGACTATGATTGCTTGCGCGTTACTCCCAAAACCGACGGTGTCCCCTACATTGTTTTTAAGGACGAACACAACAACTTTGCTGTGCTTCGCCCCGAAAAGATGACAAAGGCACAAATGGCGGTTGTTATTCGGGAATCCCTTAATATTGAGGATGAGAAAACCGTTACCGCATTAGCCGAAAAAGCCGATAAACTCGGCGATTATTACTCAAAGCAGAACACCAAAAACGTCACTCATTCAGTCGAATTTGACAATACCGCTGAAAATAAGAAGTTTGACAATGTTAGTGATGATGTTGAAAATAGTATTTGGACTAAGCGCGGTAAAGTCGCAAACAGCATAGAGCGGCTTAACAAAGGCGAATTTAGGGTGTCGTCAGCGGCTGATGTGCAGTCGGGTAAATCCGATTCTATTATCAGCACAAAATCCCTTGTTCTTTCTTTTTCAAACAAGAGGGCGGCTCTTGCGGAGTTGCAACAAATGTATGAATCGCAGGGCGTTCCCGCTGATGTTGCCAAGCAATCCGCGAAAGAAGTGTTCAAAAAAGCACAGGCACAGTCTGCCGAAAAGATTATACAAATTGAGGAAGTCAGAGCCGATAATAACACATCTAATATGACTGTTCGTCACGGAAGTCAAGTTGAGAAAATCGACATAACCGAGCGTGATAAGGCGGTTGAGGAACTTGGCGAGAAATTCGGTGTTACCGAAAAAGAAGCAGAAACTTTACTTGAAAAAGCACAGGAGAAAATTGATGAGAGCAAAGAGCCTACCGCGGATAAAGAAAAATCTGTGGGTAAGAACGCCGAAAAGTCAGATAAACCGCTTAACGGTCACGAAAAAACACCCACGGAGAGCGTCAATTTGGGAGAGAAAACCGAAGCCCCGAAAGTAGATATTCCGACGGGAGGTAGGAAACGATGAATGAAAAGAAAACACCGGAATTAAAGACGGTCATAGACGGGGAAGATTTCTATTACGACCCCGAAAAGGATATTTTCTTCTATGATGTCGATAAATTCTGCATGGAAGAAACGGAGGGCAGTTATGGCAAATCATGATGAACTTTACAATAAGTCAATGGAACTTGACAACTTATTCTTTGTTGAAAACGAAACAGGCAGAATAAGGGAGTGGTATTTCAACCCCGAAAGTAGTCACGGCGGTGCGATTGTCGAGAATGTGTATACTTCCGAGGATATATCAAAAGCCGCCGAAGACTACGGGCTTGCGGAAGACTTTTATTCTGCGATTGAATCCGAGAGTGAGCAATATTATCATGACATTGACATAGATAATTTTGAAGAATTGCTTGACGATTTGATAGCAAAACAAAGAAATGAAGAATACACGTTTATAGGTGCAGACACAGACACAATGTTAGAGCTCATTTCTTTCGCCGAGGAATATATCCGCGGGCAGTCAAAAAACTTTGACTCGCTCAAAACTTTACTTGACACAGGCGAACATAAAAACATCATCGTATATAACAAGTACGGTGATTTTATCGCAACAGGAAACCCGCATGAACTGCGAGAAAATGGCTTGTGGGGTTTGATTGACGAGCAAAACGCAGTTGTCAAGGAAACATTCCCCGGAATCATCGAAAACAAGGAGCCGGCGACGTGCATTGTACTCAGCAACTTTCCGTGGAAAGACCGTAGTCGTGCGGAATTGCAGGCACAATTTGAAAGTTTGCAGAAAAATGCAGACTTCTCTGAATTTACCGATGATGACTTGAAAAAACAAGCCGTCACCGAATTTAATATGCGTATTAATAATTATAAATCACATCTTGAATCGGCGCGGTGTGCGGAATTACGCAAGGCGGCAGAGGAAATTGAAAGTCTGTGGTATGTTAATGAGGAAACGGGGCGAATCTGTAACGTCTACTTCAAGCCCTATGGTGATATTGATATGGGCGGTGCTTTTGTCGAGTGTGTAATTCAAGCAGAGGTTTTGTTAGAAGTCATGGAAGACCCGATTAAAGAACTCGGCGAGCCTGTTTCTGATTACTTTCTTGACTTTTTTGAGGGTTCAGCAAAAATGACTAACACCGATATTAAAACTTCCGAATTTGAGGTGTTACTAAACGAGTTGAAAGACGATATTGCGAATAAAATATACACTTTCAAAGGTGATTCTCCCGAAACATTAAATAGTGTTATGGAAGTAGCAAAAAGGATTGCCGAACCCGAAAAGACACGGCAAATTGTCAAGCAAGCACAGCAACACGTCTATATGAAATCGGCTGAACACGCAAAAGAAAACGGCGAAAGCCTGTTGTACAGCCAAAGTCACGGGAATAACGTGCTGTGTATTATTGACATCGGTGAAGAAATCAAGAAGCATACAACTTACGGCGAAATGGCGGGGATTTCTCATGTTGACACCGAAAAAGCCCTTAAGGAAATCCTCGGAAAACACAGTGCAGAGCGGGTTTGTATTATGACAGCGTTAAATGTTGAACGGTTTGATTATGATGCTCGAATTTCAAGTAAAAACAAGGTTTGGGCTTCGGAAATTAACACTCCGCTTTTAGACTGGCGACCTACTATTGATGCACACGCTACTGTAGTTGACAGTTTTGTTGATAAGGTGCGGGAAGCGTATACACGGGCGCGTGATGCTTTTTTCGAGCAGAAAGGCAGGTGTAATTTAGACGAGATTTATGATTACATGGGTAAAGAAGTGTCCCGCGAAGTCGCTCATAATCGTGGTGATACGGATTTTGAGTTTTCTGATGAAGTCGGTCAGCTTATCGCCAAAAACGCAAAGAAAAATGTATCCTTAGCGTCCATTTTGCCTGCAACATTGTCGAGAGCCTTCTCGTTGTCCTTGAGTTCGCGTTCCATGCAGTTTAGGTCGGCATTCGCCTTGTTGAGTTGGATTTGCCAGTTTTGGGTTCTTCTGTCATTTTCACCGAAACTGGAAGATGCGTTGTCAAGTGCCGATTTTAGAGTTTCGATTTTGTCTTTTTGTGCATCTATTTCTTTTCGCAGAACCGTGTTGCGGGAGGTGAGTGAATCGGTAGACTTTTCGTTTTTTGCAAACTGTGAATTCACAAGCTGCATTTCCGAGCCTAACACTCTGAAAGAGCGGTTAATATCCGCAATTGCAGACTTGAAATTCTTCTCGCCCTCAATGCCGAGAACTACACCCATATTGTGCATACACTCACCCCCAATCTCTTAAATACCTCTAAATATCAACTCCGATTACATCATCAATGAACATTTCCACCTTCGGTTTAGCAATCCCCACGAACTGTTTATGAACCTCCCACAAATCCATAAAAGCCCCGAGCGGAGTCAGCCAAAATTCATCAGCCGACATCCGCATTTGGACAGTGCCGTAGTAATACAGCCGAACAAATAACTCACTGTCATTTATTCGGCTACTGCGTTTTTTGAGTCGCCGTCTTCGCTTTCAATGTGCCGTGCAGTCCCGCGGAACATACACTCTGTTATGGAACTCTTGTAGCTTGCCAACTCCAACGGAGATGTCAGCAATTCCACTTCATCCTCGGTGAGTAAATCCCGTGGCGAAGCCTTGTTTTTGAGGTTGTGAATCAAAATGGACTGATTCACCAAAAGCGTTATGAGAAAAATAATCTCATCTAAAGACTGCTCGAAATTCTCACCGTTGAGCAGTTTATCGCCTAACGACTCCAACCCGCCGTACCGCTTGGCGATTACCTTTGTGGCTTTCGTGGTGAGAATCATCTCGTAATCATCGCCGCCGATATTAACGACAGCACTGCGTTCATCAGTCATCGTCTAACCCTCCCATATCTTGGAATTGCGGTTCGTACACATTTGTGTACCACCCCTTAATCACCGAATCCGCCACCCCCGAATCGCCCTCCGTGACTTCGGCTTTCCATGCTCGGCGACCCTTGCCGTTCGCCTTTTTCGCACGAAACCCGATGGCGACTGCCTTCCCGCTGTCCTCGCCCGTGGAAATCAGCACTCCGTTATCGTCGGTAGTCGCCCCCGTGAGGTCTTCGGCGGCTTTTCTGCCGATGTCATCAACACCGAGTGAAAGTTTCCCCGACTTGAACTCCTTGAGAACTTCAGCCGCGCCGTCATCAGCCCAGAGCGTAGCTTCCGCCAACTCGATTGACAAGTCAGCAGAGATTGCTTTCGCCAACATTACAGGCGTTCTGTAGGTCTCGAACCCCGTTGTCGGGGCTTCCGTAATCGTCGCATAATGCAGACGGTCAAGTCCAATCGTAGCCATAAGTTAATCCTCCCTTAAATCTTGAATTTGATTGCAGTCAATGCAATAATGATGATAGTTGTTATCGGAATCGAACCCGATATATCGGCGGTCGGTAATCGTGAAATCCGCCGATAACAGTGCCTTGATTATTTTGTTCTTTGTTGCAGTATAACTGCCGTTACTGAACAGGCTAATCCGCACTTCCGACAAGTCCATGAGCGGCTTGTTGTCCGCAAACTGAACATAACTGTCGGCAAGCGGAGTCAGCACTGCGTACTCATCGGGAGGCACACCGCTGAACACTCCTGTTTCAACAGGAATGCGGAGTTCGTCAAGGATTGCGTTGATATTCGCAAGTACGCTCATAGCTTGTTCACCTCATCTTCAAAAGTGGATTTCATTGCATCGATTGCCGCCGATTTTGACTGTGTTCGTGCGGGTTTCATAAACGGATGCGGCGGCTGATTGTGCTTGCCGTATTCGAGAACATTCGCAAGCATAGCGTTGGACTTTCCGTCGCTCCGATTCTCTGCAAACCCGATTTTTATATCCCAGTTTCCCTTGCGGTTAAGCCGTGGTTTTGACAGTCCGAGTGCAGCGTACAACTGCCCTGTTGATTTCCCCGACAGTACAGATGAGAGGTTGCCCCGCACTTTTGCAAGTACCACCTCACCACCCGATTCGAGGACTTTCGGAAGTATGGTGTCTGTGCTGTTACCGAGTTCACTCAACTTCAAGAGGAACTCCTCCGGCATCTGGATTTTAATAGACGGCATTACTTCACCGAGCCTTTCTGCATTTCTGCGACTGCTTCAACGTACATTCCACGGATGTCTTTCACGCTTGTGATGTTGTAGTGGATTCCATCACAGACTAAGAGCCTATCCAACAATAACACCGTCATGCACAAAAATGAGTTTTCTCCAAACAATAACAGCAAACGCAAAAGCCAATAAAGCGATATGATTAT